GCTTCAAAAGATAACTAGATTGGGTCTCCTACGGATGCTCAATAGAAACGTATGTGATATATTGATAGTTCGTAGACGACCAGAACGAGCCCCTAATAGACCACTATTACGGCAGATGCTCTGTACTAATAGTACGGAGATTCTCAGGTCTGAAAACGGTTTGAGAGTATTAAATTACCGTGGTTCTTTTGTACCTAAGAAAATTGATGATCGAAAACATAATTTATTAGTTACTTGGGACATCATGATGCAAGATTATCGTAACGTGAATATGGATGAATGCTATTTGATGCAAAAAATACCTGCTGATGATAGGTTCTGGGAATATTTCAACGAATCTATAATGACGCTTAGCCCACAAGAAAAAATGAGGTATATGGATTTAGATAACGTAATTGACACATGGATAGGATAGAAAAATATTTAAAAAATATGATTTTCCGTGAAATATCTTTTGTTCTAAACGACAAAACGATAAAACATGGTAAAATACATATGTTTAACGTAAAACAAAATTTCATCAAATTTAAAATAGAAATGGATGATGAAGTTAAAGAATGGGAAATTTCTTATCCATACAATGTGAAAAGTACAAATGATGGTTATATTTTTGATTATTCATTGAGCGCGTTTTGCCCTAGAACTGAAGAATCTTACTGGAAAATGATGACTATGAAAAAAAACGACTCTTCAAAATTTTTCAACAATTATTTATTTGTGTTGACATCTTGAAATATTGTTATATGCTTCTGTTCAGCAGCAAAGTATTGCCGCGATGCAGAAACTATGAACAATTTAATATTTAAATTTCCAGAGGGATACCAACCAAGAGATAAACAATCACATGCATTGAATGAAATTGAAAAGGCATTCAATAATGGTAAAAAATTTGTAATTGTCCATGCGGACACAGGCGCAGGGAAAACACATATCGCCAAAACTCTAGGCAATGCATCTAGAGAAATTCCTGAAGATTTTGCATCTTATGTGAACAGATACACAATATTTGGAGAAAATGGCGAGCAATTGATGTCAAATTTTAAATCGTTTGGATGCTACGCACTTACGATTACGAAATCACTTCAAGACCAATATCACAACACATTCGATGATAGTGGTTTGTTGAAAGGTAAAAGTAATTATCAATGTGGTATCGACGATACATTATCTGTTGATGTCGCGCCTTGTATACATAGTCCAAGACAGCGTGATGAATGTTGGGCGGTTAATCGTTGCCCATATTATAACGAACGTAATAAAATGTTGACTTCAAAATTTTCAACACTGAATTACAGTATGTTCTTTTCTTTACCAAATCATTTGAAAAGACGAGAAATTATGGTTTGTGATGAAGGATCTGAATTAGAAGAGCAATTGGTATCTCAATTTACTGCCGAAATTGACATCACATTTTTGATGAAAACACAGACTTTGGTGTCATCATTGCCAAATGATACTGGTAATAAAATTAAAATCCTTTCGTGGATCGAGAATTTGTTGGTGAATGTTACCAAATCTGTCGAGAATTATAAATCATGGTTTTCTGAAAATGATTTCAAAAAAGATATAATTACCTTTAATAAGAAAAAGAGTGAATATACTAAATTGACAAATCTTCAAAATTCTCTAGGTCTTTTACATGAAACATTTTATGATAGTGAATATATTATAGAAAGATTAGATTCTAAAATTCGATTTATTCCACTCAAAGTCGATGTTTTATCTAAACATTTGTTTAGACACGCTGAGAAAGTTGTAATACTTTCTGCGACCATCATTGATGTTGTTGCTTACTGCAAATCTTTAGGTATTACCGATTACGAATACATCCATATACCATCTGATTTTAATCCTGAGAAATCGCCAATTTATATTATGGCGGCTCAAAAATTGAATAATAAAAATCTCAAGGATATGTTGCCCAAATTGATGAAACAAATTCGTGGCATTCTAGACAATCACCCAAATGAAAAGGGTATTATACATACCCACACCCAATATTTGACTGATTATATCAGAGAAAATATAAAATCTGATAGATTGCTTGTTAGGGAAACAGGTGTTAACAATGAACAACTATTGGAAATGCATGAAGATAGTGATCACCCAACTGTTTTAGTATCACCATCAATGACATATGGGGTAGATTTGAAAGATGATCTATCTAGATTCCAAATTATACTGAAAGCTCCGTGGCCCCCTGTTAAGGATGTTCGTGTTGAAAAACTGATGAAACTTGATAAGGATTGGTATTCTAATGCGATGTTCAAGACACTCGTTCAAGCGTGTGGACGAAGCGTGAGAAATGAAAATGATTATTGTGATACATATATACTTGACGGTAGCATTTATGATGCTATGGTTAGAAACAGTAATAAACTTCCTAAATTCTTTACTGAAAGATTTAATTGAAAAATATGATTAATAATATACAAGAAATACTAAAATGTCTCGATAACATTTATTGGGTCGATGTTGTGAAACCATTTACTCTTCAATCGGAATATCCATCATTGTTTGAGCAAAAATATGGTAATTTATCATCGACATCGATACACATAAAAAATTATTCGATATCTGAAAAATATATTCATAAATTGCATGAGTTTCTTAAAAAGCATGCGTTCAATACTGTTAGACAATATAACATTCATGAATATGAACTTGGACATTATTTCAATGATGATTTTTCGATGTTGATATCAATATCTATCAATCCTTCTCCTGTTCCTGATAATCTCATTATACCTTTTGAATTTGAGACTCCTCGTGACTCGGAAGGTATACTTATTGTCTTTACTCCACTATTGGAAAATAAAGAGAAAATTTTAAATTTCTTGAATGAATTTTTGAATTTGGATATTATATTTGAATATTCTACTCAAAAAGAGTTTTATATGATCTCGCAAAATAGCCAAGGGTTGACTAAATTAAAAACATCATTCAACGATATTCCAATTCTAGATGATAGATATGATTTGTATTATGGTGATAAGTTTCCATATGATAAAATGTTGAACTTTGTCACATTAGATGATACTGAAAATCTGCTGTTATTACACGGTTTACCAGGCACTGGAAAATCTAATTTTATTAAAAATTTGATTACCAAATGCAAGTATGATGTTATTTATATTCCACCTTCTATGGTTTCTGTGATTTCACAACCATCGTTCATCTCATTTATGCTAGACAATCAAGGTAGTGTATTATTGATTGAAGATGCTGAAGAAATTTTATCAGTTGATAGAAATTCTGGTACTCAGAATATACTCGGTATTACCGATGGATTTTTGAAAGATTCGATGAAAATGAAAGTCATCTGCACGTTTAATTGTGAATTGACAAAAATTGATCCAGCACTCCTTCGCAAAGGAAGATTATTCATGGAATACAAATTTGATAAACTTAGTATATCAGAGTGTCAACGATTGGCAGACCACTGTAATCTAGACATCGAAGTTGATAATGAAATGACATTGGCTGAATTATTCAATCACCAAAAAGTGACCAGCGTTGCTAACTCATTTGAAGAGCGTAAAATTGGATTCTTCTAATCAACATACGACTAAATAGTTATGTGAACGATTACTCATACTTTTTTGAAAACTCTCAACTCCTTAATCTCTTCGTATCTGCTTTTGATGATGCTTTTCTGTATCGATATGATGCGAGAACTAGAGTTGAAAAAGAAAAAATAGAGGTAAGATACGTCCACGGACCGAAGCATAGAGTGCTTCAAGACTTGAGTGATAGAGCCAAAACTCTATCACTTCCTGTTGTTACTATAGAACAAACAAGTCTCAGTAGAGACGCAAATCGTATACAAAACAAAGATCAATTTTTATATCGAAAACAACTAGATGTTAATAATGGGTTAGTGAAAATACCGACTCCCATACCAGTTAATTTAGAATTGAACGTTAATATAATTTGTTATTTCAAAGAAGATCTAGATCAAATTATTCAAAATTTCGTGGTAAATTGTAATCCGTATATTATAGTATCTTGGAAATTCCCCGAAAAATTTAATTTACCATTTTTAGACGAAATCCGTTCTGAAATTCAATGGTCTGGTAATATAAGTTACAATAATCCAAAAGATCTATCACCAGATGTAAAATGGAGAATTTCTGCCGAAACAAACTTTACTATCAAGGGTTGGTTATTCAAAAACTATGATAATCCTAAACAATCTCCGATTTATAAAATAAATGCAGACTTTCATGCACTTCCAGTCAGTGACAGATTTTGTGATTATAATCTATTTGATTCTATCAGCGCAATCGGTGTTCAGACTGAATCACTTTCAGTGGGTGCTTATCCAGATTTAACTAATTATTTTATAAATGGTAATCCTCGGGAAAGTCCATTAGTGGTTTCAGATTTGAATGATAAATTTTTTACATTTTATGGTAAAAATCTAAATTATAATAATACATGGTATCTGAGTGCTAACACGTCAATACCTGAATTAAATTATGTTGAAATCGATACTGTGAAGTCCCCTACCATATCTGCTTACAAATTACCTGATAATGTGATCACTACAATAGATAATAATGTGGCATCCATATCACTCAGTGCTGACTATTTTAACAATTTTAATGGAAATGCTGTATTTATCACTGCGAATGAAGTTGCATGGGTAAGTTCTTATTGAAATATTAGTAATTGTCCTTAAATAATAAATATGGCTGGAGCA